GGCAAAAACTGCACAACAAATAAACACAACACAGCAAAATTTAGGCAAATTAAAATCTGCAGGTGTAGAATTACCACAAGGTGTAAGCACCGCTGCCAAAGCAACTGTAGCAACTACAAATAATCCAGATGCTAATCCTGCTGGCGACGGAATGGATCCAAATGCCAAAAAGACTGCAATGCTTCTTGGGCAGGAAATGGAAGACTTACTAGCCAAAAGCAATCCTAGCCAAATTCAACAATTAGCCAATGCTATTAAACAATCAAAGATGAGTACTTAAAATGTTTTTAGATGATATTGTTTCTCCACTAACAGTTAAAGAAGCTAGAAAGTCTGGTGCTGACAAGTGGCGCCAGCACTTTGATAAAGAAACTGCGGCCTCAAGAGAGCAATTTAACAAAAGTACAGAACATTACAATCGCTTGAAGACTGATCCCGAGTATCGAGAACAACAGTTTCAAAAGTGGCAACAGCAAGTACACGGCAATAAACAAATCAATGAGTTATTTGAACCACAAATTGATTATTATACATTGAGCAACGGACAAATGGTACAGGCCAGTTATAGACCAGGTCCAAATTTAAATGCGCTGCCGGGATCTGTCAGTATCGAATTTGTTGATCCTAAACTGAAACCTCGGGGTGGTAGTTTTAACAGCACTGGTCAAGCTAGCCCGTGGGACCGAGCCCCAGATGGCGTCAAACAAGAAATTATGAAGTTTGTCAAACAACAAGGTCAGCAACAGCCAGCACCTGTTGCACCAAGTCAACAAGTAGCACAACATCAACAACAGCAAGGCATGGCGGAAGGCGAAGCCGATTACGGCCCCAAATATCAAGCAATGGTAAAGCGTGTTGGTCAGATGGCAAAAGAAGGTCCTCGCAAAACTGTTTGGGATCCTGTCAAGCGTGTATATAAGACTGTTCCAGCTAGTTCACCTAAAGAGCAAGGTGTGGCGGAGGCCATTCCGTTGGACACACTTAGAAGCACAGCTGGCACCAGAGTCAAGGATGAAGTCAGTGCCAAGTTAAAACAAAATGGTCCATTGGGTCGTGATGCAGAAAAAGCAAAACAAAACGGTAAGCCTGTTAAGCCAGGTGTGGCGGAAGGTGTTGACATTGGTCAAGAGTGGATGAGTGATACTGAGTTAGACCAGTATGTGCCAGATCAATTACAACAACAATGGCGTGAACTGTTAGGTTATGATCGTAACGGTAATCCAAGTGCGTTGTGGGCAAACTTAACAGGAGGCTACGAACCAGATGTTCGTGATCCACAACATCGTGCGTTAATGGTCAAAGTGGCCAACAAATGGTTTGCTGCCAAGAAAATACCCAATGTCAAATTCTTTGATGTCAAAGATGCCGATGACGAATTAGAATGGCTGGTACAAATTGGTCAGCAAGGTGTGGCGGAGGCCTTAGGAACAAGTCCCGACAAACTGTTGGCTCGCACAGGTATGAACATGGCACATAAATTTCCTAGAAAAAATCAGACCAATCTAGGAAATATTCCTGGAATGAATACTCCCAGTGCAAGCCCAGAGACAAAAGCATTTGCTGATCAGCAGAGAGCCCGTCGTTCAGGCGATCTTAAAGCCGCTATCCGAGATCAACTTGGTAACCACCGCAAACCTAATTTACCAGAGTCGGATGTGACCGAAGGTGGTCCATACGACTTGCCCGGCAAAGATTATGACCGTCCAGGCGACACACCACGCAAACAATCCGGTGGCGAACACAATCCATATCCTTATAGCCCAGAAGAGGATAATGATTACTTCCAAGAAATCTTCCGCCGGAAGCGTGAAGCGGCTGCCAAAGCAAAAGCACAAGGCAGTTCATTGAATGAACTATCAAACGACAAGTTGGCCTCATACAAAAAAGACGCCACAGCCACTATCAAGCAAGGCGACAATGATGCTAAAAAACACGTTAAAGAATCCTACTGGACTAAATTAGAAAACGAACGCAACACAAAAATTGCTAAATTAGTTAATGAATTAAAAGAGAGTGTCAAATGAGTGACCAATTAATCAAAGCCGCTAAGATTGGGTTTGCAAGCCAATACACTTTCTTCTTAAAGGCACAATTTTATCACTGGAACGTAGAAGGAATCAACTTCCAGGAACTACATGCATTGTTTGAACGTATCTATACAGAAGTGTATGGTACTATTGATGACTTTGCTGAAAAGATTCGTGCTTGTGGCGGATATGCCCCAAGTAGTAATACACGTTTTAATATGTTATCAATCATTGATGATGCCGTTGAAGTAATGCCTGCAGAGCAAATGGTGTCTGAGTTGTTAGCTGATGCAGAAAATATGGTTACAATTATTAAAAAAGTATATGATGTAGCAGAAGCAGAGGGAGAGCACGGTTTCTCTAACTTCCTGGCAGAGCGTATGGATGCTTTCCGTAAACACGCCTGGATGTTACGTGCTACATTAAAATGAAAATAACAGAAGTCATTGTTGAAACCGCAGCCTGGCAGAAAAAATCTGGCAAGAACAAGAACGGCGGATTAAACAAAAAAGGTGTTGACAGCTATCGTAAACAGCATCCTGGTAGCAAATTAAAAACTGCTGTAACTAAAAAACCTAGCGAAATTAAAAAAGGCAGTAAAGATGCCAAGCGTCGTAAGAGTTTCTGTGCTAGAATGGGTGGTATGAAAGGCCCAATGAAAAAGCCCAATGGCAAGCCTACACGTAAAGCACTAGCTCTACGGAAATGGCATTGCGAATCAGTAGAACAATTAGAACAGCTATTAGAAAATGCAACACAACGTCTAGATCCTAAGTGTTGGTCTGGCTATCATAAAGCTGGTACCAAAGTTAAAGGTGGTGTTCGTGTTAATAACTGTGTTAAGAACGAATCTGAAGAGCCATCTAGTCAAGGATTTGTACACAAGTTTGCACCGTGGGTAGCTGAACAATTAGGTATTCGATTACCTAAGATTGTGTTACTAGACAAACCAAGAGATACTACATTCGGTCAATACGTACCTGATGAAAAAACAATCTATCTAGTAGTAGGCGGTCGTCATCCAGTTGATGTATTGCGTACACTAGCACATGAGCTAACGCACCACAAACAAGATATTGAAAATAACTTACCTGACGGTGCTGGCGAAACTGGCACCGACCAAGAGAACGAAGCAAATGCCAATGCTGGTATTGTTATGCGTGATTTTGCACAAGAGAATCCAGACCAATTTGGATTAGATCAAGGTGTAACTGAACATATTGTTAAGCACGGTAGCCAATACCGCTTGCTTAGTAAAAAAGGTAAGAACCTGGGAACATTCCCTTCACATAAGGCTGCGGCCAAACACGAAGGCGAAGTAGAATATTTTAAAGCACATCCTAAAAAATGAACGAATACCCAGTATATCCAGACCCAGAAACACCCGAAGATGATCGTCCAAGAAATCCTTACAGCCCAGTCTGATCCACGAGCAGAATTAGATAGCATACTTGCCACATGTTGCGAGGCAGTTCTTGACGGCCAAGTCCGTGATCCAGATTTGTATGGCCTAGTAGGTGCTTGTGTGTTATTTCCCAACGGTAATAAAGTATACGGCGTCAGCTACCATGACAGCACAACCGGCCGGGTGGTACATGCTGAACGTGCGGCCTTAGATCGTTGTGAAGGTGTAGATGCTGACTGTGTTATGATCACAACACTAAGTCCCTGTAATGAAAGACACGACAAAACTGCCAAGGAACGATATGGTGAAAGCTGTGAAGACCTAATTGCTCACAGCGGCATCGAACATGTTTACTGTGGTTACAAGGATTTTACCCAGGACCATAGTGACAGCATTGCAACTGAAAATCCTCAATTACACGAACTATGTAAAAAACTATCCGATACATTCTTAAAAGAAAACTTTCATGATGGCAAAGTCAAAGGCAAAAGCCGTCCCGGTCGTGTAAAACGTGCTGGTGCTAGTTGTTCAGGTTCAGTTACTGACTTACGTAGTAAAGCCAAACGTGCTTCAGGCGAACGTGCCCGAATGTACCATTGGTGTGCCAATATGAAAAGTGGTAAGAAAAAATAAGAACACCTACCTTAGGACGTTATGCGTTACTTCAGGTGTGCCCGGCTGCTGGGCTAGAACGTATGGGAGTCGTGCCCCGGAATGCGTTTTTAAAGTGAGCAATAATTCCAAAAACCTCTTGCAATATCAAAATAAGTAGTGTATAATAAATCAATTAACAAGGAGATCCAAATGTCAGCACGTATGTTTAGCGGCGAACAAAAAGCCAAACTCACACAAATCATCAACGAAGGTATGACTGTACTACAAGAGATTGAAGATCTTAATGCTGGCCTTAATGATACTGTTAAAGCCATTGCAGAAGAAATGGAAATTAAACCGGCTATCCTAAAGAAAGCAATCAAGATTGCACAAAAGTCTAGATTGACTGATACCAATGCTGATCACGAAGAATTAAATACAATTCTTGAAACAGTAGGTAAAACACTTTGATTGATACCTTCTTTGGTTGGTTTGGTAGTACTTGGCACTTTGCCAAGTCGGACTATCAAGCATGGCCACTTAGGTTCACTCTTGAAATGATGGCATGGGCTGTGAGCATCGGATGCAGTCTTGGTATGATGCTTACTGTTCCAAATCCTCCATTGATTTGGCTGTACCCTGCATGGAT